GAGTATGATAATGCGGTATGTATTGTTCGTAGTATTATTTTCATTACTTACCTTGTCACTAATTGTTTTATTACTGCTGGCGTGATACGCCATTGGAATCCTATGGGAATTGATACACAAGGAATGAGTGGACCTACTGATCCCAATTACAAAGGACCAGTCACACAACAAGAGTACAAACCTGCTACCATCAAACCTCGAAGACTCTTCACCCCATCCTATGCAAGGGAGATGAAGATTCTAATCAATGAGGTACTGGATGAACGTGAAGGTAGGATGGATTATCAGACTTACTTTGACACTGAACCCTTCAAGCACAGTGTAGAAGAGGAGGAGCCACCTTACAAAGGTTATCAATCTGACCTAGTGGGTTGACTCAAGTGCTATACTGGTACAGTTAATCCAGCACACCAATGCATCTTATCTTACCTATCATTTGCATCGCTTTAATATGCACAGTGATAGTATATTCAGTAATCCATCGTTACGATCCCCATTCTTAAAATGAGATTAGGAGTAATGTGCTCTGGCAACGGGAGCAACTTCGAGAACATAGTACACTCTTGTCCAGACCACGAGGTTGTATTAATGGTATACAACAAGAAGAAGGCTAAGGCTAAGAAGAGAGCGGATAGATTAGACATCCCATCCTGTTATAGTAAGGATGAAGATGAGATCATCGCTCTCTTTAATGCTTACAACATTGACCTTATTGTAATGGCAGGGTGGATGAGAGTAGTCAGCAAGAAGTTTGTTGACGAATTCTCAGGGCGGTTAATTAATTTACACCCCTCCCTCCTACCAAAGTACAAAGGATTGCACGCTATAGAGCAAGCAATTCAAGCAGGTGAATCAGAGACAGGATGTACAGTACACTTTGTCACTGAAGAGCTAGATAGTGGTGCTGTTATCAAACAGCAGGTGGTCCCCATTCTTCCTGATGATAATGTTGATTCAGTTCAACGAGCAATTCAACAGGCAGAACATTATCTTTTACCCCTTGTGATCAATGCTTTCTAGTAGTTACAGATTAAAATTGACAGACATTTGCTGTAGGATGATGACTACAGGAGGTGTACCAGTCACATTAACTGAGAGAATTTGGATGAACAAATTATGTGACCACAATTCATCTGCAAAATCTCTCGTCGAATCTTTATTATGTCCTTACAAGTATGAACCTAGTTAATGAAGGCAAAGTAAAATCAGTTTACGATGTCGATGGTGATCCTGAAAGAGTGCTCATCAAATTCCACGACAAAGTTACTGCTGGCAATGGTAGAATGGTAGAGTTCCCTGAAGAGAAGGGTGCTACCTGTGCATTAATTTCTGCATTGCTTTTTGAGAAGCTAGAGAAGGCGGGTCTCCGTACTCACTTCATCGATCTTCCATCACTAGATACTATGCTGTGCCGCAAGTTGACAATTATTCCACTTGAGGTTATAGTAAGGAACGTTGCAGCAGGATCTATTGTTAAGAATACTACTTTAACAGAGGGTACTCTTATACAACCTCCTATTGCTGAGTTCTTCTTAAAGGATGATAGTAAGAATGATCCTTTACTTACACCTGACCGTGTGAGGTTGATGGGATACGATCCATACCCACTTATACATAGTGCACTGGATATTAATCATCAACTACAAGCACTCTTTACATTATGTGGGATTGATCTAGTTGACTTTAAACTAGAATTTGGTTATGATGCACACGGCAATCTCTATCTCGCAGACGAATTATCACCAGATAATATGCGTCTCTGGAAAAAAGATACGAAAGAACGTTTCGACAAGGATCTTTTCCGTAAGGATGAAGGAAACATAGTCGAAGCATACAAAAAGATACTGATGCAATTGCGTCAGTTCGCTTAACTCTCACCCCAACCACCTACGGACGGGGCTTTACGCACTATCGCACCGAGAACTATGAACAATGTACAAAGACCAGACGGGACACCCGTCGATTTTCGTGATGTTAAGGCTTGGGGAGTCATAGACTCCTACTGGATGCCTTACCAAGACTTCGCTGAACTACCTGAGGTATTCTGCCAGAGAAATACAGAAGCCAGGTTGAGTAAAGCAAGAAAACATTTAGCAGTGCTTCTGCCTGAGCATTGCATCGTCTTCGTAGCAAAGCTAACACAAGATGATGAGCTACAAGGGCAACGGTTTAGAGCAGGGTACCGTTGGAGGATAGACTCTAACACTCGTGCTTTAAACTGGTCTACTGCAGGATCAGATGTAATACCAAAGGATCTATTCGTGATCGAACTATCGTTCGCAGAGATAGATCGGATACAGTTCTCATATAATACCTTTGACTCAATGGATTCCGTAGAGAGGAACCAAGAAAAACTCTACGGTATACTACAGGGTCCATTCAAATTCACACCAGATTCTCCTAAGATCATCAAGGGACAGATTCTTTCTGCCTTGAATAAAGCTTGTTGCTTTATGTTCCCTGATCAGTGGAACCAACTTTCACCAAAACCTAATGAGTTACCTGGACAGGTTGGTGCATTCATTGATGAGATTAGAGTCCTTGATGAGGTTCTAACTGATGCAAAAGCTTGGGATCAAGCACTTGTTTGTGCTGCATTGATGGCACTTAGAAGGTGGGGTGAGAACGAAAGACTAATACAAGGTCTTACCTTAATCAATGACGGTTATATGAATACCGCACTGACATATAAGGGTAAGAAGAAGGCTAAGATCTGGGATGGTATCACTAAGATCAACGATGAGTGGATCAATGGTCTTAAGTTCCCTGATAAGACAACCAACTGGTTCAAGGAAGGTGGTATGAATAACACCGTATCATTTGCTTTGTATTGGTTAGAGAAGTGGATGAAAGATGAAACAGGAGAGAACACTCCTAAGGAATACAAAGAGGTTGCTCCCAACTGGAGGAAGAAGGGAGCAGTTGATGGATTGGTAGTTAGAGATGTTACTGCCCTCGTCTAAATAAAAGAAAGATCTTTTATGTCAGGCGGACACGATAACGGTTGGTTCCAGCAGAACTGTGACCCTTCTCCAGATACCACGACTACCGTAACAACGGTACCGTCTGGAGGGGGTCCAGTTAACACTGATGCTGCAGGAAATCCTGCACCTAGAACTGCTACACAAGTAATAGAAAACCTAGTTGGTCAGTGCTACCCTTCGCAAGCACCTCAGACCATAAGAAATTTTATACCTGATGATGACAAGAGAACAGATACAGATCCACTTGAGTGGGACTTAGGATTTTTATACGATTCACTAATTGATTTGGGTATACCTGTAACAGGTTTACCATCTAAGGTTAAGGTAACATTCCCTGATGGTAAGGATGAAACGTCAGGTAAGGTATGTCTTAATGATCCTGATGATCCTAATTCAGAAGTAAATTGTGATGGAAACTATGAGTACGAAGCGTGTATAAAAGAACATCTTAATTGTATATTCAAACCTTATGCTGGTGGTGCGTGGAAGCCACCCCAAGCAGACTGTGATACGTTCGTAGCTGAAGGTCAGTTTGGTATTACTAATAAGGTATGTGTTAGGAACTGTGTACACCCTAGAGTTCCCATATATCAGCACGAGAAGAACGATAATTCAAACCACACATACACAATGACATCTGATACTCCTTCGGGGTACAGTAATACTAAGGTAGCTTGGTATGGTCACCAAGGAGAGACAGATAAAGCTATACCTGTGTATGTTTCATACTCATCGACAAACATTGATACAATGTTGACCACCGATCCAGCAGGTGAGAAGAGTACAATGGATGCTGCTGGTATGGGTGCCAGAGATACAGTAATGTTCTATGCTTATCGTGATCCTACCGAGATCATTGGTGCATTAGGTGAAGGTGAGCAGGGTACTCCATTGTACAGATACTATAACCCTATCACTTTAGATCACAGGTATACTGTTACTCCTATTGGTGGTGCACCTATCAATCCTAACCTTGATAAAGGATACTATGATTTAACAGAGCAAGTTGATGCTGATCTATTGATAGAATTCAACTGTGCTAGAGGTTCTGCAGGATATAAGAATACATTTGGATACTATCTGACCAGTGGGGCTGATATGGATCCTACTTTTGGTGAGATATTATTGTCTAATGCTACTGATGCTACAGGTTATAGATCATTTACTATACCTGCTGCTACTCTCAACCAGTATGCACCTTGTCGCTTAGGGTTTGTGTTGATCCCTAATGGATACCAAGTCAATGGTTCATCTGCTGTTGCAATCGGTACTGATTTAGCATTCACTACACTCAACACAGGGTGGACTACCATAGGACTTGGCAGTTCCCAGTCAAATTATTCCCTGTTTTCAGAGTCGAGATTAAACCCCATAGTAAATGGTAGACACAAGAGAACTACTCGCTGGACATCACGTTGGTGGCAGTGGTGGGAAGATCTAGTAGATGGTGATGATGACTATGATGATGTTAAAATATCATATCGTTTGAACTATGCTGGTAGTAACTGGTACTATGAAGGTATACAGTGTCACGTCTTTAAAGAACTCGTTGAGCCAGAGTATATGGAACTCCGAGGTACAAATGATTGTGAAGATAGTTGGTTCACTCCAAGAGGATTTACTGATGCAGCTCTTACTCGTCACGAGTGTGGACGTTTAGAAGAAGGAGAGTTTGGTTGTTCTAAATGTACTGGTGATTATTCTTTCAAGAGAAATGCTACTCAAACTGTTACTGCTGTTAGATCAGGTACTGTATCTCTTAGATCACACGGTGGTATGACTGGAGGGTTTGGTGACTGTACTGTATTCACCTATGAACTATTAAAGAATGGTACACAGATACATATAGATTCTCCTGCTGTTCAAGAGTGGAAGAGTATAGGTGAGAAACTACACGAGTTTACTATTGCTAAGGGTGATGATATTACATTTAGAATTGTTAGTATAGATCAAGGACATTACAATGGATCAGTAACACCAGCTTTCTCTCTAAGAGATGAAGGTAGTGGTGCTATCTTCTGTCAATGGGGTGTACAACTTACAACTATTGCTCAGAATTATTCTGCTGCACAACAAGGACAGCCTGTAGGGTCTACAGGACCCTGTGGTATCGTTGGTTCCTTTAGTCTATATGATTTAACTGATGCGTCTAACACCACCTCTGCGTGGAGTACAGGTGGCGGTCTGACTAATAATATACTGACTGTTAATAGTATACCAGGTGCATTTGGTGATGATAATGATGTTGATGATGATACTTCAGGTGTAATGGTACGTGAGATAAAGAATGGTTTATCAGTTTCTATACAGTATGAAGTTAATCCAGGACTGGTACAGTATAAAGTCCTTGGTGTCGTTGACCACGGGGAAGGAGGATATCGTACGGGACAACTCTTAAGGTACTATGTTGGTACAAATAAAGATACTGGTGAGAAGTTCTGGCAAGGTCTTCGTATTGATACTATTGATGGTACCAATTGTCCTACTACAGGTATTGTACAGTCACTATCCTTCCAGAGTATACTAGAAGACAATGAACTCAATCAGTATGGGTTACCACCTGCTAAAACATTGATGGTTGCTCAAGGTATACAATCATCCACTTACTATGATTCACATCTCAGTACACTAGCAGAACATTTATTTACTATTGATCTAAAGGACACTGCTGATTCTGTTGAGTCATTACGTGGTGAACCTTGTACGTTGGTACAATATTGGCAGAGGAAGACTGCTGCTGGTGAACCAGTTAACTTCTATCACGATGTTAGATTGCCTAAGGGGTTGTATTCTATGAACTTTGTTGCTAGATTTAGAGCACAGTTGGTTTACAAACCTGAATTAACTAACACACCTGGCGTTCCAGAGAGTAGAGTAGGGTACACATTCAGTTGGTACTTGGATAGTATTATTGATTATGGTATAGGGTATGAGGATGGACAGGAATATGCCTTCGTGTTCCCAGACCCACAAGCAGGTGACTCTGACGGTACTATGATTGAAACTCCGTACTTCCCTAACAACCATTTACTCCCCTCTAAGATCAGAATTAAGAACGCAGAGACTGGTTACGTCACACGTACTGCTAAGTGGGGTATCTACGAGCAGTCGCACAACAAAAACTCTACTATATGGTATAGTAATATGAGTAAGGGCAAGACTGATCAGTTTAAAACTTACAACATTATTATTGATGACGCACAATGACAGGACAACGTGAAGCATTTTGGGATCGTCGCTTGGCAAAATCCCAAAGAGAACTCAAAAAGATTGCAAACATCCTCAAAAAACACGAGGATGATCCCGCTATGGTCAAGAAAAAGATTAAGAAAAACAAAAAGTATTTCAGAAGTGTACTCGGTGAGCTTGACCGCATCGACGGAACACTATATAATGTTAGTGAACAGACACACGAGGTAAATGTCAACCAAGGAACAGAAGCAAGCGGGTTGGACGATCCTGATGGAGAGTCTGCAGAAACCTGACAATAGACTCAGGAACTGTGCTCGCAACCAAGAATGTTATGATGAACTCTTACAGTACCGTGATGAGGTCGTATTATTCTGCCAAACTCGTTTAAAGGAGGTCCAAGATGATTAACTTAGATGAGAAGTTTCATAACTACTTGGAGAATGGTGGCAAAACCTTCAGAATAGATGGTGTTAATGAACCCTTAACAGGTTATGGATATAACTGTGATGGAAGTGACATCATAGGGTACTGGGTTAACACAACCAACTATAAATTATTCTATAATTTGAATGAACAATTTATCAAAATGGAATCGTTGAATGGAATTGTTTCCAATAAAAGTACATCCTAAGGAGCACAAAGACAGTGAGATCGTTCAAGAGATTGATGATCTCATTTCTTTATTGAATGAGACCCAAGACTGGTCAAGCGTATCATATATGTCACCCAATGCTATGCAGGAAACCATTCACGGTACGCATAGTAAGCAGCATCTTTTGCAGCTGTTTAAGAAGCATTTAATGCCCAAGCTAACGAGTTTTCTTGGGGAAGCGATAGAAGAATATCTTGAGTCAATCAAACAGCCAATACCAAACTCTGCGAGTGCATACATAGAACCGTTGAAGGGTGGCTGGGAAATCAGTCAGTCTTGGATAAATATTTGTCCTTCAGGGAAGAAATTTGAACGTCATACGCACGCAGGTCAAATAATATCTGGTGTGTATTACCACAAGACTCGACCTGAACAGGGAGGAATTCTTTTTTATAACCCCAATCCATTTGCAAAGATGTGTCTCTGGGGAAGTGAGGAAGAGGGAATATACTTTGATCCTGTACCAGAATCTGTTATACTATTTCCGTCTTGGTTAGAGCACCAGACAGAACCTAACGGGACAGATGATCCTCGTTATTCCATTGCGTTTAATGTACACTTACCTTAAAGATCTATGGCAGCACCTAGAAACACAACCATCTATACGAAACCTGGTTGTCCTTTCTGTAGTAGGATTACAGAGTTATATAAGTTAAAAGGATGGCCGTACAAAGAGTACATCCTTGACAAGAATTTTACAAGAGAGCAATTCTATATGGAATTTGGACACGGTTCTACCTTCCCACAGTTAATAGTGGATGGGACGAACAGAGGTGGTTGTAATGAGACAATAAGTTACTTCAAGTCACAGCAACTTCTCTAAATAGAAACAGAATTGAGGTTCCTTTTTGTTGTCAACTGTACTATATGGAGAGACCGATGTTCGAGGAAATGATCCAGTCATTGTACACTTTCGCTCTGTTCGGAGCATTTATTTTAGGAGGACTAGTCTCTTGGTTAACTAAGGACTATGTTGATGCATACTTAGACAATGCAGCGTACGCTAAAGCGATTACGCACCCTGAAATGCTAGACGAACAAGGCAACGTTGATCAGACAGAGTTATTATACTTGTCATTCAACGAGCAAGATGATACAATAGAACAGGATGAAGATTAAACCGTCAATTTAATTATGAAATTATTAATCTCAGAGGTCCTTCAGAAAGCACATAGTGCTAAGACTAAGGCAGAGAAGATCAAAGTTCTTAAGGCGAACAACAGTCAAACACTGCGTTCTCTATTCATTTGGAACTATGATGACTCTGTTAAGTCAGTACTACCTGAAGGTGAAGTGCCATACCGACCTAATCCAGCACCAATGGGTACAGAACATACTCGTTTGGAAACCGAAGGACGTAAATTCTATTACTTTATTGAAGGAGGTGCTGATAACCTCTCAATGATAAAGAAAGAGAATATGTTTATTCAACTGTTGGAAGGTCTTCATCCAGAAGAGGCAGAAGTAGTTTGCCTTGTAAAGGATAAGAAACTACAGTCTAAGTACCGTATTACTAAAGCAGTCGTAGATTCTGCGTTCCCCAGTATTAATTGGGGTGGAAGATCTAAATGAAGATACTCAAAACTAATTGTAAGCCTGAGGATGCTCAGGATACAACGCTACCTTACTCTGCCTACCTCGTAGAGTATGAACCAGAGGGTGAGGGGATATGCTATGATCTATGCATACCTCACACGCAGGTAGAGATGTTTGATTATTATTATGATAGATATAAAAAAGGTTTTAAAAACTTTAAACAAACTGATGGTAGAGTGAATCCAAATCTATGGCGAACCCAGACAGAACCCCCCAAGAAAAAGAGACGCAAGCGCAAGCCAGTGGAAGAAGAGGAGTAATGTACACCTATACTAAGGGTGTCAAGCCTCCTGAGCCTCCTGCTGAGGAACCTAAGGTTGAAGAACCTAAAAAGGAACCTGTTATGACTTCTGAAGAAGCAGGTAAAGCTGCTGCTTCATTGTTTCTAACTCCTTTAGTTCTTATGTTTGTATGGAACTGGAGTGTACCTGCAATCTTTGGGTTGCAAACACTAAATTATTTACAGGCATTCTGCCTGATTGTTATTGGTAGGTGCTTTAAGAACGACTAAATTATGACAAAAGTATGCCTCGTTTCCGTCACTCCTGACGCTGAAAAAACTATAGGATACATCGCAAGAGTATCCAACCCTAAGAACCAAGAGAACCCTAACGTGGCTAAACTCTTGAGTTATTGTATCGAACACGGTCACTACTCTGTGTTTGAGCAAGCCCATATGACCCTAGAGATCAACACTACTAGAGGACTAGCAGCACAGATCTTAAGGCATAGAAGTTTTACATTCCAAGAGTTCAGTCAGAGATATGCTAACACTGAACTACTTGGTACCGCTATTGATCCACCTGAACTGAGAAGACAGGATAAAAAGAACAGACAGAACTCTATAGATGATCTCGATGAAACGCAGACGAAATTCCTTAAGAGCAAGATCTCAAGGTACTTTGCTGAAGGGGTGGATTTATACGATGAACTTATACGTGAGGGAATTGCGAAGGAATGTGCGAGATTTGTTCTCCCATTAGCAACACCTACTCGTCTCTATATGACTGGTAGTGCTCGTAGCTGGATGCATTACATTCAATTACGTACTTCTAATGGTACCCAGAAGGAGCACATCGATGTCGCTAACCTATGTCGTGACCATTTCATTTGTAACTTCCCAATCATTGCCAAGGCACTAGGGTGGTGTCCCGATGCCGAAACGGATTGCGATTGCCAATATAAGGAGGAGTATCCAGACGGTTGGGGAGATATCCAACCGTGCCTAAGGATAGATTAATGCCCTCTTTACTACTAAATACTTAGAAAAATGCCAAACTACGACTTTAAAAACACAGAGACTGGAGAGATCACCGAAGTTTTTATGTCTATCCACGACCTAGATAAATATAAAGAGGATCATCCTGAAATGGAAAGGTACTTCGGTAACCAGGTACCTAAGACAATGTATGGTAAACCCAAACAGTCCGATGGATTTAAGGACGTAATGTCTAAGATTCAGTCTGCTCATCCCAGAGCTAACCTATCCCGATTCACTTAATTATGCCAGCAAGAAAGCGTAAGCCTGCTAACGGAAACGGATCCGCTAGAGTAATGAAGAGAAAGAAACCAATCAATCTAGAATATCTTAAGACTATAGAACCCTTAACCGACAATCAGGAAAGGGTTTTTAAGTCTTATGCTGAAGGTAAGAACATCGTACTACACGGTGCTGCTGGTACAGGTAAGACTTTTATTAGTTTATTTCTTGCACTGAGAGATGTCCTAGAACCAACCTCATCTTATGAGAAGGTGTATATGGTTCGTTCATTGGTACCAACCAGAGAGATTGGGTTCCTACCAGGTGATCACGAGGACAAGTCAAATCTATATCAGATACCATATAAGAATATGGTGAAGTATATGTTTGAGATGCCAGATGATGCATCATTTGAGATGCTCTATGATAATCTGCGTAATCAATCAACCATATCCTTCTGGTCTACAAGTTTTATACGTGGTACCACGTTTGATAATTGTGTAATAATTGTTGATGAATTCAGTAACTTGAATTTTCACGAGTTGGATAGTATAATAACCAGAGTCGGTCAGAACTGTAAGATTATCTTCTCAGGTGATCACGCACAAACTGATTTACAAAAAACCAACGAGCGCAATGGTGTGCTAGAATTTATGCAGATTCTTAAAACAATGCCATCATTCGACTGTATCGAATTCGATATACAAGATATCGTTAGATCTGGTTTTGTAAAAGAGTACCTACTTGCCAAAATCCAACTGGGAATGTAATTATGTTTAAGACTGTGGGACCACCAGTTCCACTAACTGAGATGAATGCCGTCCAACGTGACGGTCTTCGTTTATATAATGTTAGTGAAGGTAAATGGTATCCATCCGTCACTACAGTGACAGGACATCGAAAGAAGGATGGTATACTTAAATGGAGAAAGCGAGTAGGAGAGAAAGAAGCTAATCGTATTAGCTCTCTCGCAACAAATCGTGGCAATAGATATCATTCTATGGTAGAGTGTTATCTGAAGAACGATCCAGTACCTTTTGATGATACGCATCCTCTTAGCACTTTTCTTTTTAAATCTACTAAGAAAATCTTGGATCGGATCGACAATATACATCTTCTGGAAAGTCCTTTATACAGCGATTATCTTCGGGTTGCTGGTCGTGTTGACTGCATAGCAGAGTTCGATGGTGAACTAGCTGTTATCGATTTCAAGACTGCTACTAGAGAGAAGAAAGAAGAATGGATTGAGAACTATTTTGTACAAGAGACTGCTTATGCTGTAATGTACTATGAACGTTGCGGTGTTAAGGTTGACAAGATAGTAACTCTAATCGCTATTGAAGATGGTGCTACTCAAGTTATACAGAAGTATGACTTAGATTATTATCATACTTTACTACAAGAGTACATCACCGAATTTATGAACTTATCTAAATGAAAGACCTTCAAGACAAATTTATGACACAAGCAAAATTCTCTGGATTAGTAGAGGAGGTTGTGAAAAACAGTGACGGACTAGTTAACTACATTGATGCAGTTGTCGTAGTCTGTGATGAGTATGAGATTGAGGTGGAAACCGTAAACAAATTGATCTCTAGACCATTGAAGGACAAGATTAAATATAATGCACAGCAACTTAATTTCGTGAAGAAAACATCACGAGGAGTATTACCATTATGAGCGAAAGATTTTACGAATCTGAAGTGGTCCGTAATGAGATGGGAGAGATGCAACAGCTCTATGAAGACCTGTACAATATCTCTCTAAAGTTCCCAACAATGGCTAAGGAGGACAAGAGAGAACATATCGAAAAAACGATGGAACTCATAGCCAAACAGAAGGTATTCTATGCTAGAATATCACTGTTAGCATTGGAGGATGAAGAAGCACGAGAGATCAAGCTCAGACTGGATGAGATGACCAAAATATACAGTCAGGGAAAGGATATTAACGCTGTCCTGACTGATATGGAAATCAAGTTAAAACAGTGGAAAAACGAGCTTGACAAGTCTTAATAGAGGCTTGACATTGTATAAATAGTACGTTACCCTTAATGGGTAGTAAAAACATCTAAAACACTACAAAGGACTAATTATGTCATTCGCAACACTAAAGAAGAAGTCTGGAAAGTTTCAAAATCTCACTAAAGAGATAGAGAAACTCAATAGCTCTGGTAAGCAAACCGACGAGAGACTATGGAAACCAGGCGTTGACAAATCTGGTAACGGATTTGCTATTTTAAGGTTCATTCCTCAAGAGCAATCAGAAGAACTACCTTGGGCACAAGTTTGGAGTCACGCATTCCAAGGACCTGGTGGTTGGTTGATTGAGAATTGTCCAACTACTAAGGGTGAAAAATGCCCTGTATGTGCTCACAACAGTACACTGTGGAACAGTGGTAGAGAACAGGACAAGGACGTAGCACGTAAGCAGAAGCGTAAGCTTTCTTACTATGCAAACGTTTATGTCGTTAAGGATCCATTAAATCCTGATAATGAGGGACAAGTATTTTTATACAAGTTCGGAAAACGTATATTTGACAAGTTGTCTGCACGTATGCAGCCTGATGAGAATGATTACGATCCACAACCAGCGATAAACCCATTTGATCTATGGGGAGGTGCTGATTTTAAACTTAAAATCAAGCAGGTAGCAGGTTACTGGAACTATGATGATTCTTGCTTCGCTGCTCCAGGTACCCTAGGTGGGTTCGATGATGAACGTCTAGAGGAGATCTTTAACAAGGCTCACTCACTCAAGGAGTTCACAGATGATTCGAACTTCAAAACTTATGACGAGCTTGATGGTCGTCTTAAAGCGGTTCTGGGTCGAGCTGTCAAACCAAAAAGCTACGACGCAGAAACCGAGGAGTCCGAAGGAGAGATTAATGCCCTTGGATCCAATCCTGCTCCAGCAGCAGAAAGTTGGACAAAGGGGGTTGAAAACTTCTCAGAGACAAAAGCTGCAGTATCTGCACAATCGGAAGATGATGCATTGAGTTACTTTCAGCAATTAGCTGCAGAGGACTAATGCTACACGAACTTTTTCCAGTTCCTGTATGGGAAGAGAATATTGGGGTGCCTGACGGCACCCTTTCGTTTGTCGATGAAAAAATCAAGTATGAACGTATGGGTGCTCACGGTAACACCAAGAGCATATCGTGTAATAAGCAAATATTAAAGGAATTCCCAGAACTCGAAAATCATATATTTGAGGGTTTATCACGGTACCTTAGAAACCACCTTTTAGTCGCACCTAACGTAATTATCGAAATTGTGCGATCTTGGGTGGTTTTGCACTATCCTAAAGATTATTGCGATTTTCATACTCACTCTAATGCAATATGGAGTGGAATATTCTATATACAGACAGAACCGAACAGTGGAGACCTCCTATTCGATAAAACGGGATTATATCCAAACTGTTTTCTACAAGTTTTAGAACCTGATACATTAGGTTACACTAACGCCACTGCAAAGCACCAGAGGTTCCAACCTAAGCCAGGTGACCTCTTTGTGTTCCCATCTCAGTTGATGCACAAGGCAGAATCCAACCAATCCACAAACTGTCGCTATTGCATAGCCTTTGATGTGTTTGTTCGTGGTACAATAGGTACAAGACACGGTAATGAGGTCACATTATGAAATTTCTTCCACTTTTGGCAATTCCCTTCCTAGCAGCTCCAGTCCAAGCTCACCACAAAACTACAAATTGGGTAAAACCAACTTTAGACGGAGCAGAGGTAGCTCCAACACATTGTGTTAAAGATCCTCAATTTGGATGGAATTGCTGGTATAAACGAGTAGAACGTCGAAGGAGGCACCGTCACCACGATCATTGGGGTGAAACGCATTATTTACCTTGGTATCAATCGACACCAGTATTCAGACCTAACAAGTACAATCATCACGGAGTACCTTGTTACATCTATAAAGACGAAAATTGGTGTTTCTAGGTTGAACCCTTACTTACAAGTGAGGTACTAGAACCACTACCAGACGCAGACCCAGTTGAAGCAGTGCTTTGGCTGGGTTTGTTGTATTTGGGTAACCCGATAAATTCTTCTGCAAGAGATCCCTGAGTCTTTTTGTATCCATTCTCATCAACTTCTGCGTTGGGAAGGTACATTGCTAGTTTCTTGAACTCAGCGACGAAATCAGTCAAATATTGCGGGCGAAGCAGGTATATATTTCTCTTAGTTTCATTAATTTCGTTCTCGTATGCATAGTATGATACAGGTATGCGACTTGATGATGAAGGTACAATACTGCCATCAGGTTTGGTGTATTGGAAATCCTCAGGTACTTGATATCCTGATTTCAATAGTACACTACCATCAGTATGTAAGTATTCTAAAGTTTCATAGTGTCTAACACCTTCTACTGAACCATACTTGTCTTCAACGTACTTGAAGAGATCCTCACGGTTCATTGGCCAGTCTTGATTCACGTTGATCACATTGTTTACAAGCAATATGACCCAATCTAGACCAGAATCCTTATAGAACTTATATGCTACTTGATCAGGTCTCTCATTCTCACCAATTTCATATTGGAGGAAACCTAACAGAGCACCTTGAAGTGAATCACGGATTTTGATCCTTCTGAAGATATTAACCGCAAGTTGGTAAGGTTGAAATCCATCAACCCTAGTCTTATTACGGACATATACCTTAGGTAGGTACTTAAAGTAAGCCATACTATCTTATTTCGTTTTTGGTGAGGAATGCAGTTTCATCGAAGTTTAAACTCAAGTTAAATGCAGCAGGACCATAATCCACACCACTATCATATTCATCTTTCAATGAGTTGTAAGGACCATCAGGAGTAAGATCCATACTAAGGTTTGTTAATACACATTTCACAGGGAATTGCATAATTCTAGAGAGTCTTGCAGGTTGTCCTGCCATTAGATCTAGATCACCATCTTCATTGGGAGAACCTTCTACCCTTACGATACCTAGCCTCATATAGTCAGGTATCGTAAGGAAACGGTTACTACCACCACCTGATTCACTACCTAGAATCGTTGCAGTCATATCAGACATTTCTTCATCATCATCGAATCCCTGCAGATCTTCAGGTGTACCATCATTTGTTCCAGGTAACATTGCTTTACGAAGGACGTGTATTATCCTATAAAGTTCTTTGGCTTCTTGCATATTCTTTGGCACACACTTAAAGTTAAAGTTGTGTGATCTGTAAGTTGTACCTCTAAATGTTGTTTCTTGATATGGGTTAAAAATCTTTTTAGTTGTTAGTGCAGATATTGCGTTGGCATCTAAACCATCTGCCTGTAATCCTAATGCACTGTTCACAGTACCTATAGCAGATCCCACAGCATTCATAATAAATTCTGGTTTAGCAGCACCAGCAGTCTGTTGTAGTGCTTGAACCATATTGCCTTGCATATCTGCTCTACCACCTGCATTACCAGCCATAGCAGAATTGACCATCTTCATAGCACCAAGACCAGCAGCACCTAGAGTAGTTCTTGCATACTCAGCACCGTATTCTTCTTTTAACCCTTGGGGTAAATACAAATAAATAGTTTTATATAGAGCACCTTCACCGCTACTGTTGCCACCAATGTGCTTGTAAGGGTTACCCTTATCTGAACTATATACTTTTATCACCAAGTAATCCACTACCTTAGTTTCATAGGAGTCTGCATCAGTAATGGCTGCACTGATTGAGTCCCCACCAGGTACTTGTGTTGGAATTGATCTTGGATATACTAATGGAGCTGCCATATGCCGAAGAGAAAAACTTACTCAGGAAGATTCAGACCTAGTAACCCAGGCAAGTATAAAGGTGATCCTACAAACATTATTTATAGATCTTCTTGGGAGAAGAAAGTAATGCTTTGGTGTGATGTGAATTCTAACGTTGTAAAGTGGTCTTCAGAAGAGATAATTGTACCTTATATCTCACCTGTAGACAGGAGACCACATAGATATTTCCCAGATTTCTATGTTAAAGGTCGTTTGAGAGGCAAGGGTCTCAAGGAATATATTATAGAAGTTAAACCTGATAGAGAGACTAGAAGACCAAAACCTAAGGTAAAGGTAACTAAACAGTACCTTAACGAGATAAGAACTTATAGTATTAACCAGGCTAAGTGGAAGGCTGCTACAACGTATGCTAAAGACCGTAAGATGGAATTTGTGGTATTAACCGAGCACGATTTAGGGCTATGAGCCTATTTGAAGACATAAAAGACTTAGCAGGAGGTAAATCTCAGAATCCATCTTGGTGGAGGAGCCAATTTCAGTACGGATTGGAGGGAATGACACCATCTGCAGAACCTGGTTCTATTGGAAGGATGCTTTTCTTCACATATAGAGCAGAATATGGTGAGAAGTATAGGTTTTGGGATGTATATCCCTTGGTTTATATCTTAGGAGAAGACTCTACTCACTTCTGGGGTGGTAACTTACATTATGTTGAACCAGAGTACCGAACAATCGTTGGTGCAGACTTAGCTTCTGGTAATAAGATAGTACCCAACGAAACCTTGCATAAATACTTGAGAAAGAATGTTTTATCCGCTACTTATGACGTACCTAGTACTGAGTGGCCTGACGTGGGGTTGATCCCCTGTGAACAGTTTGTTACTACTATTAATGGTAGGAATATACCAATTCCATCGAAACACGTTTACTAATGGGAATTTCGTTTACAAGATTTAAAGATACCGTTGCGACAGGAGCGTTTGAGCCAGCACGCTCAAATATGTACACGGTGATGATATCTATACCACCGTTTCTAGTCTATGATCTGAATGAATTTGGAGGAGCAAGTGATTATTATGAGGCTATAGACTTCTTTGCTGATCAGGTTACGGTACCATCAAGGAATATGATGTCTGGTGAAGTAACAAACTTTGGATCGATGAGGAGATATGCTACACAACAGACACCTACAGATTTAAATGTACAGTTTATAATAACAAAGAACCAATGGCATAGAAACTTCTTTGAAAGATGGATGAATGGTATTAGTAGAGATACTGAAAATAGAAGTATGTTCTATGATAAGTACACTTCAGATATTCTTATCAATAAGTATGAACCTGGATCTAACCTTGTAACAAGATTTGTCGATGGTAATAAGAGAGTAGGACAGATAAGAGATAATAAGATAACAGCACAGTGGAGAGCAGTTGGTTGCTTCCCTTACAATGTTAGTACTATACAGATGTCTAACGAACATACATCTTTAATGAAATTAGATGTACAGTTCTACCTAGAGAGATTCCGTCTTGGTACTACTGTCAAATCAGTTGCTGATTGGACTACTGATGAGGTGACTGTCAGAAGTGCACGTAGTGTTGTTAATCGTCGTAATGCGAACGAGAACGTGGATACTTTAGATAGAGTCATTGATGCAGCTACTGATATTGGTAATATCATTGGTAATAGGTCAATCAAGAAGTATACTTCCGATTGGAGCAGGTTGCTTTAGTGCCTAGATAGTATATGTAATATGATTTTATTATGGTCCGTGAAAAGATTGCTGATTTAATCAGGAATGCAGCTTTATCATTTGATGGAGTTGAACCTTTAGAATGTGACTGTAAGTGGATTGATTTTGAAGCAGGATGGATTAAAAATGAAATGTGGAAAGCACCAGGTTTCAGGAAGATCCATTTAGAAACTTCAGAAGTCAAGGGACTCGATGTACTGCATTGTGTCTTCTTTCCTGACTATAACTACAATATACCTATCTTCGGGTGTGATATTGTTGCTACTAAGACTGTGATAACTGCTGCTATTGTAGATATTTCTCCTGTTAGAGGGAGTGAAAAGATCTATGAGCAGATAGCACCTATTAGTAACGCATATATTTTCAAAGAAAAACGAGTTTTACCTTTGTGGGGTGATGATATTTTCTCACCTCATTTTAAATTTGTTAGGATACGAGATGAAGAAGAGGTAGGTGAGTATATAAGGATACTGGAGGGTTACTTAAACACACTATGTGATTGGGTCAAATCTGTTGAAAAAGAAGATAACTATGTTGATGCGATGCTGAGAATGGATGATCAGGTATGGTACTCTACTCAGCAAAGAAAGAACAAGAAAACAATAGCAGCACTGTCTAGTTGGTTTGACAAGGAGTGGGCTATAGATTACATACACAATATTCTATTTGACCTACCCAAATGAATCCTATATTTGACATAATATTTACTGCCACGTGGATAATCCTACTCGTTAGTGCTATAAGACTTATGTCACAAGGATGGAATATGGAACCCCCAAAACCCCCTAAGAAGAAATTTCAAGAACACCCTGAAATGTCAGAAGTTCAGGAGGGTGATGAACTATTAGTTGTAAATTTTACACCTGATCAGGAATTTACCGATAGGGTTAAAGAATCTGACAGCTTTTTATCAGAGTCATTAAAAGATAGGATCGATGAATTAAACGATCCTTGGGATGATGATGAAGATGATGACGGTGACATTCTCGTAACACGGAAATGACCGCATAAATACTTGTACTGAATTGAATTACTATGCCATTACCTACCCTGGTTGTACCAGAATATGAGTGCAACCTACCTTCTGGGAAGAAAGTGACCTATAGACCCTTCTTGGTTCGTGAGGAAAAGCTACTTTACGTAGCAATGGAATCACAAGACCAAAAGGAAATGGTTAAAGCAGTTAAAGAGATCATCAAAAATTGTACTAGCGTAAAGAATGTAGGTACACTATCTACATTTGACATCGAATTACTTTTCCTTCGTATTCGTGCTAAGTCAGTTGGTGAGATTAGTGAGTTTAAACTTACTTGTCCTGATGATGGTAAGACTCAAGTTGATGTTGAAATTAACTTAGAAGAAGTGGAAGTTGTTATACCTCCAGAACATTCTAAGAAGATCAAGATCACAGATGAAGTCACTCTTGTTATGAAGTATCCTTCTATTGATACTTTCGTAAAGAATAACTTATCGGAAAATCCTAATATTGATGATGTATTTGACCTTGCTGCTGATTGTGTAGATCAGATTGCAACAGGTGAGGATGTAGAAGATGCAAAGAACTATAAGAAGACAGAACTAGTCTCGTTCTTTGAAGGTATGAACTCCCAACAGTTCGCTATGGTACAGAGTTTCTTTGAAACTATGCCTAAGTTAGAACATACCTTAGAAGTCTTTAACCCTAAGACTGAAGTTAAAAGTGAGATTAAATTGGAGGGTATGGCGGCTTTTTTCGAATAGCCCTAGCCCACGATTCTCTAATGAATCTGTTTGAAGTGAATTTTGCAATGATGCAATATCACAAATATAGTTTGACAGAGTTAGAGAATATGATTCCGTGGGAAAGGGATGTATACGTGAATCTGCTAATTCGTTATCTGAAGGAAGAAGAAGCCAAACAAGCGGCATCTAATCGTACCTCGATTTAATGGCACCACAAGTAAAAAAAGTTAAAGTAAGATCCTTCCTTGCTGTAAAAGATAAGGGTGGTACCGCTGGTGCTGGAAATGATCCTATTAAGTCAATGACATTGGCATTTAATAGGATGGGTAATACGGTAGAGGATATTGGTAGGATAATAACTGATAGTTTAGAAGCAAAGGCACAGGCTGCAAGAGATGCAGCAGAAGCAAGTAGGTTACAATTAGTCAAAAAACAAGAGAATGACTACGAACAGAAGTTACTTGCTGATCCTAAGGATGTTAAAGATGGTGTAGAGAAAGATAAACCAAAAGTAGATAAAGGTAAGTGGTCTTGGTTACAGAAGTTACTATCACCATTTACAAAGTTATTAAAGTTTGCTGCTACTTGGTTTGTCCTAGACTTTCTATCAAATCCTAAGAATAAGAAGATTATATCTGTAGGTTTTACAGTAATTGGTGGTTGGTTCAAGATATTATCTAAGGTAGTACTGAAGAGCGTAGACTTTATACTGTCTGCATTTGGTGAGAAGAACCCTGTTATAGGTGCACTAAAATTAGTTGGTGGTATTGCTGGATTATTCTTAGCAGATCGTATCTTAAAGCCTTGGAAACTATTTGGTGATGCTAATAGGTTGCGTAAGTTTATACAAGGACAGATGAGGAGAGGTCTGGATCCTAAGAAACTTGCTGCACGACAGAGATTAGGTAAGTGGAAAAATATACGCAGAATGCGAAGGTTGAGATCCTTCGGTGGAAATATGGCACGGAGAGGTGGTGGACTTTTACGTGGTGGTGGAAAAGTATTAGCAGGTGGTGGTTTATCTGTAGCAATGGGTGTTGGTGCAGCATTCCGTCGTAAAGATGAAGGTGCATCAGTAGCAATAGGTGCTGGAGCAGGTGCAGTGATGGGTGGACTTGCTATGTCTGCACTGTTAACACCTATACTAGGTCCATTTGGTCCTATTGTAGGACAGTTTATAGGTAGTTTCTTAGGTGAACATATAGGTGCATTCATTGGTGATGCAATCAAACCTCTGTTTGAACCTATTAAGAGAGTATTTGGTGAGATATTGATGCCAGTACTTAAGTCATATTATGAAGGTCCTATGAAGGCATTCTCAGAATTCTGGCAGAGTCTGATACCAGCACTCGAAAAGGTATGGGACTTCTTAAAACCATTTGCTGATGCTGCAATCGATAAGATCCAGCTTTGGTTGCAAAATCCTGCTATCAAGAATGCTGTAGCAAGATTGAAACGTTTTGTCGGGGCTGCAGGGGATCTGGTAGGTGGTGTACAATCTACTGCAGGTAAAGTAGCGAATGTATTTGGTTTAGAATCTGAGTTAGATACTGCTCAAAGAGAATTGGGAGATGAACAGAGAACTGTAAGACAGAAAGAGCGTGCTATTGAAGCTGCCAGAGAGAAGTTAGCTTGGTTACAAAAATTAGCAGCAGAGAAAGGAGGAGATAAGAAGGAACATTTCAGTCATAGGTACACTCTTAATGAAAGGATAGCTGAAGAGCTAGCATATATTCAGAGATTAACTGATGCTAGAGCTGATGCTGTCACTAGAGTACAGAATGAACAGGAAGAATTGAATGCTCTCGAAGCACATCAAGCTGAGTCTGCAAGAATGATGGAAGCAGCACCTACTGGTCATAGTACTGGTAGTAAGATATTCCCTTTAAAGAATGGTCAGTTTGATGGTGAACCATCCTCTTGGTTTAAGAGTGCACCTGAAGCAGATGGTAAGGGTGATGGTATGGGTGTTGTACTCAAACCTAAACCTGATACGAGTTTAACTCAAGCAGTTGTTGCTGCTGTTGGTGGTATTGTATCTGGATGGAATTTTAAGGGTGGTAAGGATAAGAATTCTCAACTCAAGATAGAGGCTGAGGGAGATCCAGCGAGACATCATAGGTATCTCCATATGGAGCCTTTGGTTAAGAAGGGTGATAAAGTAAAAGCTGGTCAGATGATCGGTAGGTTAGTTGATCAAGGAGCAGATACTAGATTAAACTTCTCTGTATGGAAACCAAACTGGTCTTGGCCAGAGAATCCACATAAGGAATTACCTAAATTATTTGGTACTCCTATGGCTTCAGAGAATACTATTATTCCTCCTGAAATAAATAGTGCAGATACCGTAGCTGCAACTACCTCGGACGTTAATAGTACTAACCCTTCTAATACTGAAATTAAGACAGAAGGTAACACTGTTATTGTACAACCAATAGCTAGACGTACTACGGGTGGCGGCGGGGACAGCGGTTCAACAGTCGTTGGAGCATCAGCGGAGACAAGCATTAGAGGCTAATGGCAAGCACATCACCTAAAATTAGATTTTATAAGTTCGTTACAGCACCGAAGAGTAAAGGACTTACAATATCCATTGGGAACAAGACAGTAGCAGGATCTGATTTTGGATCTGCTATCAATGCTATTAACTCACTGGGTGCTACTGTTAACAGTATCGGTGTAATGCTGCAGACTAGTCTTGCATCAGAGAAGGCAGCACAGCAAGAACTGCTAAGAAATCAGCAGTTAATGAGAGACCAAGCCCTTGGTAAGAATCTTAAACAAGGTGCTCAAGGTGTAGGGAAGAGAGTAGGTGGACTGTTATCTAAAGCTGCACCAACATTCTTAGAGTACCTGGGTAGATTATTAAAATCTCTACTAACATTTGGTGTATTAGATTGGTTAAGTAAGAAGGAGAATACAGAGAAACTAAAAGTAATGATGGACAGACTTGGTAAGTTTGTCAAGGGTATGGTGGGGTTTATTGGAAACGTTACCAAGTTTATAGGTGATGCGTGGAATAGTACGTTTGGTGATGGTAAAGATTGGATAGAGAGAATAACTGGTGCACTAAAATTGATAGGTGTGGGAGGTGCAGCCTTATTAGGCTTATCGTTCCTTAAGAATCCTATAGCAACGGTTAAGAATTTTGCTGGTGTTCTGAAGACAGTCAGTGGTGGTGTTATGAACCTAGGTAGATTCCTAGGTGGTAATGCTATAGGTAGAGGAATCCAGGCTGCTACACAAGGTGTGATGGCATATCAGGATGTAATGCAGGATGAGTCTATACCTGAAGAGGATAGAAAAGCTGCTGCTGTAGGTGCTGGAGTTGGTGCTACTGCTGGTGGTATGGCACTGGGTGCTATAGGTAACAGTATTGCTGGACCTATTGGAGGTATGATAGGTAATGCTTTAGGTGGTTGGTTAGGTAAGCATCTTGGTAAGTTCTTCGGTCCAGCATTAATGGACTGGGTAGAGAAGTTTACAAAGTTCTTTGATAAGGTAAAGGAAGCTGTTACTGCATTTATGAAACCAGTGACAGATGCTATAAGAGGTATATTTGAATCACTGGGTCCTGCTATCGATAAGGTAGTGGATATGATTAAGCCTCATCTGCCTAAGATAATGCAGATAGCCAATTTCATTGGTAAGGTTGTATTTGCACCATTAATAGGATTATTGAAAGGATTGAAATGGTTGTTGGATATGTTTGTAGGATCTGATAGTGATAATGTTACAGAAACTAATGTATCTTCTGTCACTCCAAGACATTATGAAGATATGAGTCAAGAGGATAAAGACAAGTTTGATAATGTTGCGAATAATGCGGGATTCTCTAAAGGTGGTTACGTACGTACTGCACCGATATTTAATATACCTATGAAACCTATCCCAACCAGAAGTAAGGGTGGATGGATTTCTGGACCACAATCAGGTTACCCCGTATCACTGACGGGTAGAGGTGTTGACTTCATAGGTCACGGTACCGAGTATGTAGCACAAAGATCTGGTGGTGGTTATGTTGTACCCGTAGATACACCACATACCCGTAAAGATCCAGGATTAACTGCCAGGTCCCTGAAGAGTGCTATGCTCGCAGGATTTGGTGGACAGTTACCTGGTAGATCTAAGGGTGGTGTAGTAAGAGTCAAGGCACCACAGAGTAAATTGCCTGAGTTTGGATTAGGTGGTCTATTCTCTGCTGTTGGAGCTCAGGTTGCTAAAGCTGTTGGTGGTGCTCAACCTATCATCAATGCTATAACACCAGTTGCTAACGCTATATTACCTGGTGCTGGTGCTGCTGCAGGATTGGGTGCTAAGATCATTGCAATGGTTAAGACACTTGAACAGATCACAGCAGAGAGACAGGCAGCAAACATAGAGGGTGCTGCACAAGCAGTTGTACTTGATATGATAGAAATGCCTGGTCCTCCTGGAGGTGGTGGAGACGGTGGTGGTACACCTATTGTTATGCCACGTAAACAGAATCCAGCAAATAGGTACTTACAGAGTCGCTTTGGATACCTAGGTGAAGGATCCACAATCAGCAGTAACTTCTTCTAATGGCAGAATATCAACCCAAAGGTTATACCCTGAATGAATTCTCTCTACTCGTCTCTGATGACGTAGTACCTACTGAGGATTTGTCTAGTCTTAGTTTTACTGGTGAGAATGCTTTCGATCTTCGTGGTATATGCTCTGCCTGGAACTATTATGAGTCATTAACTTCACCTTCAGTAAGGATGGAGTTTGTTTTCTATGATACTATTGATCTTGCAGCAAAATTGAATGGTAATGAGTATATTAAATTACGTATTACTACAGACTCATCACCTGATGAGGAGTTAGAAATTATACAGAAGACATTTAAGATTGGTGAAGTTACTAAGTCTGAGAGAGCACAAACTTACATAGTGTACAGTGCATCACCAGAAGTTACTTCTAATGAAGTTAATAGAGTATTTAAAACGTTCAAAGATCAGCCTGGTACAGAATCTATAAAAACTATACTGACTGATAACCTTAAGTTTGATAAGAAGGTGGATCGTTGGGAACCCAGTAGAGGTAATTTTAATTTCCTTTCACCTAACTGGAGACCATACGATGCCATTGAGTATATAACTGATAAGATAACAGGATCTGTATCTGGAAAGTCTGGATATATTTTCTGGGAAACTTATAAAGGTAAGAACCTATGTACAATAGATTTCCTATGTTCAGCAAGTAATGAAACATTTGGTGCTCCTGAGGTCTATACTTACTCACAGGCAAACGTAGGTAACGATGATGTCAATGCTTTCAAGATAGAAACTATAAACTATCCTGATAGAGCAAATCATCTTGAGAAATTACGTACAGGAATGTATAGTACTTCAACCATAGGAATTGTTGCACCTGCTCTGACTAGTGGTAACTTACCTTCTGCAGGTGCTACTACAGAGGAAGGATCAACTGGTTCTGATGATGAGACACCCAGTGGATCTATTCAAGAACCTATTAACTTCACAGCACAGTCTGTGTTTGGTGAAGCAAATAAATTGAATCCAGATTTCCCATTCCCTAAAGTTAATAACGAATATTTCTCAGAGGAGAGACCCTCAAGAATAAAGATACGTGCACTGCCAAGTATGTTGTACTCTGAGAACGCACAAAACCCTGAGGGTAATGCACCTAATATGAAGACAGATAGTGTTTTGGCTTCAGCATATGCAGCATCAAGATGGCAGTTGATGAATGCTTTTAACCTAGATATTACTGTACCTGGCAACGTTGCATTAACTGCTGGTGATATAGTAGAAGTAAGGATTCCTGAATCTACTACCACAGAAGAGCAATCTGACAGGATTGAGTTGGATAAAACATATTCTGGCAAGTACCTCATTGTGGGTGTTATGCACGAATATACTGTAGAGGGTGTGACAACCATTTTACAGCTTGCCAAAGATAGCATTTCTAACTTATAATACAAACGTCGCTTTTATTTTAAATGACAACCATAGAACAACATATTGCCCACGACAAAGAGATCCTTGCGGATCCAACAACTAATCCACAGATGCGTAGGCATACTAAAGAAGAGCTCCACGACCTTATAGAATATGAGGAGCACCATCACGACGAGATCGTAGCAGGAGACCACCACGATCCTAACTGTTTAGAACTATTTTGTGACCAACATCCAGACGAGCCTGAGTGTCTCGTGTACGATGATTGAGTACCTGTATAAATAATTTCTGTAGAACACTGTATTATTAATGCCTGAAGCAACGATTAACACGATAGGTAAATCGGATGTGATGGGTCGTGATGGCTTCACCTGGTGGATAGGTGAAGTTGAAAAGATCGACGACCCTCAACAACTCGGTAGAGTTAAAGTCCGTGTTATCGGATGGTACACTGGTGGAAAGAGCAAGGAAGCATATGTTTCCACGATGCCCACATCGGATCTCCCGTGGGCACTTTGTCTTGGTCCGACAGATCAGGCTGGTATTAAGAATACAGGAACAAAAACTGAGCTGCAGGTCGGTGCTCAGGTATTAGGATTCTTCCTAGACGGGGAAGAAGCACAGATGCCCGTTGTTATGGGATCTATGCGATCCTTTAAGAACACTGCTGACGCACAAACTGGAGAGACTGGTGCTGATACTGATCAACCAGCTACAGTAGTTGCTGACGGTACCGAAGCTCCAGAATTACCAGAACAATCTAAGGATGGTGCAGGTGCAGATGTACACGGTGGTGCACCATTTAATACAACTGGTGAAGCACCTGCAGATAATGCTGGTGGATCAGCGAGTGACAGAGGAATTATATCTAAAGCAGAAAGAGAACTACCTGGTAACTATGCTACAAACCCGAAGGTAGTACCTACAGAGGCACAGGGTATTGCTAATGGTTCTGCTGGACCAGCGGGTGAGGGTTTTGAAAGAGATTTGAATCGGATGCTAACAGAGGTAGGGAATTTTTCTTCTGCTCTGGCAAAAGATCCTGCAGGTAACTTGATCTCTATCATTACTGGTAAGAAGGTCGATAATAAAATATTAGATAAGGCGATGAAGGGTATAAACAACTTCATTGCTAATGGCATATCAGGTATTATGTCTTGGATGAAAGAGGTACTGGCAAAGCAGATTGAAGCAATCATCAGCCAGATCACTCAATGGTTATCCAATGTTATACCGATGGGTGTTATAAATGCTGTGCTTGCACTAGCTGAGTTCATCTTTAGTCTCTTCTGTGGCTTCGAAGGGAAGTGGATCTTTAGTTTAGTAAAACAGGCGTTTAATGATACTGCTGCCTTTGCCGAGAATATGGCAGGGATAATAGTATCCAAAGTGTACGATGCTATTCCTACTGGAGTTTTAGATACTGTTAACAGTATTGTAGGTAAGGTTAAGGGTGCACTTAACAAGGTGATGGAAGTAGCAAATGTACTTGTAAGTGCTATCTCTACTATCAAGAACCTTGCAGGTAAACTGAAGGATATGGCTAATAAGATCCAGTCTATCTTCCAGTTTGATTTCTCTAAGATTTCTTGGAGCAACATTGTAAGTTTAATACTCGCACTTCTTAAGATGTTAATTCCTAAGAAGGATTGCGGAAGGAAAATAAAACCTCCTAAACAGAAGTTCTGGCTACCCTTGTGGGGTACGTCAACTTGCGATACGGTACCTGAATTCTTTGAACGAGAAATAACTATCGATGGTGTAACCAGTGGTACTGGTAATAGTGTCACTGGGACTGATGTTATTTCATCGATGTATAATAACTTGAGTCCTTTCAAGATGGAAGTCCAGTCATTTATGAATGGTGCTTCTGTTATTCAGGATAACAATCCTGGAAAAGAAAAGACTATAACATCTGGTACTGGTGGACAAACTACCATTGATGATAATCAAGGTAATACACACCGTAACCAACCAAATAATCTTACACAGATTATAGGTGGAGATTATTGTACTACAGCTAAAGGCGATGGAGTCCTTACTGTAGAAGGTGATCTTAAGATACACGTGATGGGTGATCTAGACCTAGAGGTCGGTGGATCCTTCAACCAGCACCAATCAAATGGTGTAGGTGAGGATAATGATAAGCAGTCTAAGTCTGCACAGACTATTGCTGCTGACCACGAGATCAACTATCAAGGTAACTGGGGTATACAGGCATCTAATATTACAATGAATGCCATTAGTAACTTAGATCTAAATGCTGGATCTATTTCTACTAAAGCAACTTCATTGATGAACAGTATATCTGGTGAGATTGTTAACGAATGTGCTTGGGAAACGAATCTAGTCAATAATGTCGTATTTAATATGGTTGCGATGCTTAATCCTATCCCTGGGGTTACAGGTCGCTTATCAATTCTAAAAGGTCCAGACATTACTCTCGTTGGTGAGGGTATACCTGGTACAAGTATTTTACCTGCTGCTCACGTCCGTATGGCTGTGAGTGCAGCACAACCTTGTGGTGTCGTTGATGTCATCACTGGTACTACAGGTGGTAAAGCAACGGTTGTAACCACAGCTGCTGGTGGAATCGGTGAATTTGTAACAGCAGCAGGTGGGGCTATTGTAAATGCCGTAACATCTGGTACAATAGCATATAGTGTAGGTGCTGGTATTGCATCCTTTGGATGTGGTGTGGGTCCTACTCAAATTTACGGTCTACCCTTAATGCTCAACTGATTATGGAAGAAACAACTTATCTTGAGTATGTTTGGGTTGATTTCCCAAGACGTACTATCACTATTATGGACAATGAAGGGAGACAGGAGAAAGTACGGTACAAATGGGATGAAGACGGTGCTGACGGTTTTCAGTCAGTCGTTGAGATGATCCAAAGGGATGTAGATCCTGAACATTGCCATTTTAAACTATGATTAGAGTAACATTAGAAGAAATCTGTAAGAATACAGAATTTACATTAAATTTAGCAGCACGAGGTAACCCTTGTGTGGTAGAATTACCAGAAGGTAACGTGCTTATCACACCTGTTGCCAACCCTCGCACAAAGGAAATAGAAATAGATAAAGAAATTGCTGCAATGGAAGCAGCAGCACAAGCAGCAGGAGCACCAACTCCTACACCTGGCGTTAATTTACCAAGTGCAGCAGAGGTACAATCCTACGTTCACGAAACACTGGGTGAATTGAAACAACAACTCTGACCTATATAATGCGAACCGATGAATCAAGACCATTTTCTATCCTTTTTGGTACATCACTGGCATAATTTAAAGCAAGCCCAAATGTACCCTTCTGCCTTTGCTTATACCCACTATTGGTGGTATATGGAGGATGGGCAGTTGTATTCAAAGCAATGGTATGATTGGAATGGGGAGCTATACAGAGGTCGAAAGCATAACTTGCGTATTGAACCGCATCAAATAGTAATAGAGACCTACGACAAATTCCTTAGAGTACCTGATCTAGTGTTCACTGAGTCCGAAACGTATCCTGGATATTTCGGTAGGACTCGTGGAGATGCAGAGAGGCACGATGGTGCCAAGGTACAAGCGAAAATCACGCTGACTTCTAGTGAGTTTACTACCCACGATAAGGGATGGGACGAAAATGGAAAACTGGTTTGGGGTGCTGAAAAAGGACCATTCGAATTCGAGAAATGTACCAAATCCATTCCGACTTCCATATCATCCATAATGTTGGATTAGTTAAGATGTGGTTTATCAATGGTAAAGCATTTACCTTTGAAGAGATTGATAACCCAAGTGTAGAACTAATAGAGCAATGTGAAAATAAGTTACAATATACTATGGATGATATGTACAAGATCAGTCAATACCTTATAATGGAAGAACTTCATCCTATTGTATTTTCAATGGATGATCTATGTACTGGAGAGATTCCTCTATGAAAAGAACTTACACTATAGAAAAGAAAAACCCCCAACATAACCAGGAATGGTCGTGGGAGGAAACTCCAGAATTGTTGGATGCTCTAAAAGTATTAGAGCAATCTAGTCGGATTGTTGACGAGAAGCGGATTTCTTAGCCTTTTCTCTCCTTTTAACCATTTTTGCATATGCTACATCCTGTTTGGTATACCATTCAGGGTGTTTTTTTGCTTGTTTAATAATTTTTTTAGCTGCTTTTTTGTCCTTCATTAGGGTTTGGCCAGTCTTGATTTAAAAATTTTGGAGGTGCCCATAGAAGAGAATGCTTGCCTACCCATTGTCCTTCTAATGCGTATTCACCTGTTTTGTGTACTTTAATGTTTAATCCTATTGATGTCTTTTGTTCGTGTGATCCATTTGGTGTAGTAGAATGTTCTAACCAACCTGGAAATAGTAATAATGTATTTGGGAAAGATTCAACTGCTATATCCCTCTGTGTTGCAAAACACTCTAAATATGCTTGACTTAATGGGGAATGGAAGTTTATAATACCGTTATGTTGTCTGGTCCTATGATAATAGACACCAGCCAATTCCCATCCTGGATGTAAATGTTTCTCTTGACAGGTACCTTTAGGATACAGGTTCAACCAAGACTGAGGTATTTCGAAGTTATCGTGCCCTATGTAATGCGTACAGCATTCCTTAATAAAGTTCGTTAAATTCGGTACCCTATCGGCATAACCACCAAGAAAATTACGTCTTTCTCCAGTTTCATATACTGGATCAACGTCAACGTTTATTTCTTGCTGTTCTTCTTCTCGAATGAAGTTTATTACATCCTCTACTTCATCATCAATCGCTGGAAAATTGTGTTCGTAGCGTACCACAGTAGAAGGGAACAGATCCATTACGGTCTCATTGATCCCACCTATTGTTAGCTTTTCAGCTCTTGCTTTTGCTACAATATCTTCCCCTCCACGTGAGGAGGTTGCACCTGTATTCTGTACCATAATATAGAATCTACTAAAATTATTTATTACCTTTAGAAATGGCTCTTTTTCAACAGACAAAAAAAGATGGGAGCGAATCTCCCACCTTAAAATGGTTAAAAAAACATCAGGTAAAGTCCAAGTGGTATTACTGGTTCTGGGGTATCTGTGCCGTTGCTGTTACAAGTGGTCAGGTCTATGTAGGTACGGGATACAGACAAATGGCAGATTCAGTTGATAGACTGGGACTTTCTCTGAGTGAATTAATTAGGAAGTCAAACTAACACTTCCTTACATAGTCGTCTGCAGTAACTCTGATTGTCGTCACACTCAATTAGGCAGTCGAAGTAGTCATTTATTTGATCGTCATTATCGTAACCATCTTCATCTACAGCGTTCCAATTTGCTAATTGGTTATGTGATAACAGGTTATGCATTGAATTTAGCCTCCGTTGAATGTTTGAATTGAAAAATTACAAAGTAATTTCAAATCATCTTGTTCTCCTTATGCTACACTATATAGGCTACAATATCCTCACTTGCTAACAAAAATTTATGCCTAGTCCAGTTATTATTGATGAAACCGAGCACATCACAGTGGCGGTAGAGGGTGATAAATCACCTACAGAAATTTACAATGATCTGATTTCTAGAATCGAAGATATCGGATCACGCAAACCAGAAGTTAGGCAAAAATGTATTGCTTTGCTCTGCTTAATTCGTGGAACTAATTTTGTATCTAATAAAACACACCCTGCTGCCAGTTTAGGCAAATGATACCGTGTATAAATAAAGTTGTACGAACTACTGCCTGAGCTAAGTGGGAACAAAAAGAATTTCACAATTAGATACTCTGGCTGATGAGGTACTTACTGGCGAAGCAATTATGCCAGTCGTTATCTCTGATCCTTTGATTCCAAATAGGAAAGCAAAGATTAATCAGTTATTTAAAGGAGTGAGTGCGGGATCCCAGACGGCTCCTGGACTTTGTTTTGATTTGGACAGGGACACAGGTCTCTATCAATCCGCATATGATGAGATAGGTCTCGCTTTTGGTACATCATCAATGTACTATAGGAAGCAGGGAAACGCAGATGGATCTGCCACTATTAGATTGATTGCAAGTGATACAACCTCTGCTAACGTTAACATTGATTTACGACCGCAGGGTTCTGGTAAATTCCTTGTTAATGGTCCAACAGAGTTAATTGATACGAACTTTTACATTGCTGACGATCAGAACCCTGATAAGAAAGCAAAGTTTGAGGTATCTGCTGTATCTACTGGTGCTGGTATTCGTACGTTTGCTTTACCAAGTACAGGAAGTTTTACTTCTACTACTTTGATCGGTAATGATACCGCACAGACTATTAGTAATAAGACTATCATCATTCAGGATGGTAACCTACAGATTGTGGGTTCATCAAATGCTGGTAAGATAGCACTATTTGAAACTGACTCTTGGGAAGCACCTGTAACTCACATCTACAGACTCCCTGATTATGGTACTTCTGCATCTCAGAGTACAATACTTGATACTATTACAGAACAGGACATAAGTAATAAGAATTTAATTAACCCTACTGTATCAGATATCGCTTCTGGTGATCCAAATAACCCGACACCTGAAGTATTATTAGATGCTGGTGATCTCACCACTAACAGAATTGTAAAATTCCCAGACCAGTCTCTTACTATTGCTGGTACGGAATCTACACAAATTTTAAAGAACAAGACGTACTCTGGACCTTACTTTAGTAAGGAAGCAGATGCTACCGCTCGTGTTTATTTTGACCTGACGGAAGTTCAAGGTGCACAGACACTTAGATATGACTTCCCTACTGCATCACTAAATACAAATATACTTTCAAATAACACACTTGTAACAACTAAAGCGACACAGGTACTCGAAAACAAGAGTATTAAGGAACTTAAGTTAATTGATGGTGTTGATGAAACGAAACAGGTATTCCTGGATCTAGGTAATCTTGAAGGTACAAGAACTATTAAGTTCCCTAATGCAGATGCTACACTCCTATCAACAGAAAACGTTGGTAGTGTTGGTGTTGCATTCGGAGGTCCAATTTCGGCACCAGATCTGGGTGGCAGACTCAGAATACAACAACACTTTATAGCAGGTTGGTAATTAACAAATGACAGCAGGAAGACTCGCTGCCGTATCCCCCGCAGCAACAACAAATACGGTACTATACAGTTCTCACATTGGAATAACCACCAGTGGTGTGTTACACGTAGCCAACAGATCTGGTTCTGGTATTACCTATAGAGTGGGACATAAGGATTACAGTCAAGTTTTAACACTTGATGCTAACACCTATGACTTTAAGAAAGGTAACCCTATCACAAAGTATAAATTAGCACTCAATCCAGGATTGACGCAATCTACTGCGACACCAGGTTTGGGAGTTGTATCGGATCAAGGTAACTGGAGTGCACGTATAGGGGATGTTGTACGTACTACCACAACTACCACATATTCTACAAAGGTAAAGAGAACAGGAGACTTATTTATTGACTCCACAACTGGTTCTGGAACATTCGTTGGTGGCGAGGCTATTACTGCTGGTACGTCTGGTCTAGCTGGAGTTTTCCGTGGTATTGGTACTTCAACAATATCACTAGAACTTGATGATATTGCTTCAGGAGATACTGCTATTAAATTTACAACTGCTGATAATATGGCAGTGAATGATTATATTGTGTTTGATGCTGATAATGCTGCTGCTGAAGTCGCAACCATTACTGGTATCGCATTCTATAACTCACCAACTAATACAGGAGGTGCTACCGTAACTGTTACTCGTGGTACATTTGGTACTACTGCTGTAGCACATACACCTGGTCAATACCTTCAGGCATATACTCCATCTGGAACAACAACTACTATTAACGAGGGTCAGGTATATCAGTCTACTGACTTAACAGTGACTGTTACTAATGGTACTACTGTAGTATCAGGACAGCATATACTTATAGGTAACGAAGTTCTACTTTGTACTGCTGTTGCTGGTAATGACCTTACAGTTGAGCGTGCACAGTGGGGAACCACAGCAGCGAACCATAACGATGGTGCTACTGTTACACCATTGGTTGCTACTGCTGGTGCTACTGGTGCTGCAAAATGGTTTACTGCTGAGGAAACATTAACTGGTGCTGGTGGTGCAACTATAGATACACCTCTCACATTAACTGTTACTTCTAACATTGGATTCCAGAGTAGATTTATTTGGTCTGAAACAGCAGGAGAAGAAATAATACCTGATACTCAGTTTACTGTTGATAAGGATAGAACTTATCGATGGGACATATCAGACGCTAGTAACTCTTCCTTAGCATTTAGATTCTCTGATGTTAACGAAGGTACAAACGCTACACCTACTGCTGGTACAGAATTTACTACAGGTGTAACGAAGGTCGGTACCGCAGGATCTGGAGGTACAGCATATATTGAAATTTCAATAACTGCTAATACTCCTGACCCTCTATACTACTATGCTGATGGTACTGCAGGATATGCAGGAAACATTGATGTAGTACAGGATCCAGTCTTTGACTCAATATACGTTTATGACGTTGAAGGTGGTACACCTGTAACTGGTAACACATTTGTTGTTGGTACTGCAACTCAAACCTTAGGATCACCAACACCTGGTGCTTGGGGTTATGTTCAGAAATGGAACAAAGGTGTTTCTGCTGATCTGACGATTACTTGGGGTGGCAACACTACACCTTTTGCTGGTAGTGACACCTTTGTTGATACTCCACCTATTCAAGGTATAGGTACAAGACAAGTAGCAACGGTTAGTTCTGTTACTGATGCTAATGCTTTAGTAAATGAAGATTACCTATTTTATGATAAGACTTGTGCTGCAAATGACACTAATGAGCACAAGGGTATTGTTATCGGACCTGGTTCACACATAGTTGTGTACGCATCTGATACTAATGCTACTTTCCAACTTAATGGATTTGAGAATCAAGTTGGTGACTATAGTCAAACTCAATATCAACCCCCTGCAGGTAGCACTCCTTAAGGCGGGATAAATATAAACATAAGGTTCATTAAGTAAATGGCATTAACCCGTCTTAAGAATATCATCACGTCGAGGACTGGTCGTATTATATACGTCAACCCCGACGATTTTGATGCATCGGATGCATACGACAACCGAGGTAACTCTGCTTTGCGTCCATTTAAGACGTTACAACGTGCCTTTCTTGAAGTATCTAGATTTTCATATAGAGTTGGACTTAGTAATGACGAATTTGACGCATTTAGTATATACCTCTATCCTTCTGAGTATGTAATTGATAATAGACCTGGTACTGCACAGTACACTGAAATTACACCATTTGATGAAAATACAAATTTCGATCTAACCTCTTCTAACAATATTCTCCATAAGTTTAACTCAGTTAACGGTGGAATCATTGTTCCCAGAGGTTGTTCTGTTGTTGGATCTGACTTACGTCGTACTAAGATAGTACCGAAATATGTACCATATCCTACAACACAAGCATCACTTGGTATTACAACTGCTAACGAACCATCTGCCTCTGGTATATTCAAACTAACTGGTGGATGTTATTTCTGGCAACAGTCTTTCTTTGACGGTGACAATAATGGAGTTTACTATCGTCCTGATATTGTTGACACTATTGCTCCAAACTTTTCTCATCATAAGTTAACTTGTTTTGAGTACGCTAATATTACAGACCTAGATCTGTACTATCAAAAGATTTCGAAGGCATACGCTACAATTCCTGATACTTCAGGTACTATCGCTCAAGACCAATTACAAGCAAGAGTTGAAGAGAACAGAATCGTTGGTCCAATTTCTGATGAATTTAGAGTATCTCAGATTATTAGAAATGGACAAACTGCTACAGCATTTACTGTTGACATTCAAGATAACCCGATCAACCACGGTTTCTCTGTTGGTGTTGCAGTTAATATTGCTGGTGTTACTGGTCCAACTGAGGCAGACTCTAATCTTTATAATGGATCATTCCTTGTAACATCTGCACAGGGTAACCAGTTTACCTATCAGATGTCCTCGGAACCAACAGGTA